CAAGATCTTCGTGAGCCATACTCACCCGAAAAAAGAAGTAAGTCCCTCCAATACAACTTCACTTTCAACACCAGTCTTTGGATTTTTAACAGTAATAGTATGAGAAAGTTTTGGCATTGTATCAAAGAACTTTTCAATCTCTTTGAATTGTTTTGAACTTAATTGTTCTACAAATTCCAAGAGTTCTTTCTTAGTACAATCTTTTGCCGCCCAAGATTCTTCTTCTGAATAAACCTGCTCAATACAAGCAGCAATCAGATCAAATGTTTCAGTTACACCAATCTCAGTTCCAGCAGTAAAATTGCTCTTAATAAATTCATCCATCGATGGATATTTCATTCTCAACATCAAAGTATCATCGAGTTTAATATCTCTCGAATGTTCATCACTAACTTGAACTTGAATTTCGTCAAGATTGATTAGTGTTGGAACCTGAGTAATATTGTCATCTGGACAAGTGATAAGAACTTCTACATCCTCACCCACAGATTTACCCCGAATATTCAAGAACAAATATTCAATATCAAAAGTAGAAAGTTCATCTACTTTTACACCTCTTGTAAGAATACAGGCAGAGATTACATCTTTAACGGCATTTGCAATCTGCTTACTATCCTCACTTTCCATTGCAATAATTAAAACCTTTTCTTCTTTGACTAAGAAAGGTCTATATTTAATCGTCTTTTTTGACGAAGGAATTTCCAACTCATAAGTTGGCGTGGAAATTTTAGGTAAAGGCATTACAATCCTTACAAATCAGATAAAGATATTTAGAGGACTCTTCTGGATCCTATTACAGCATTTGGATTAGCACTATTAATACGATCATAAAGTTGCCCAGTAACTATTGCCTCACCTGTGGATACATTAGAAGGTCTAAATCTAACTCCACCTGCACCTGCTGCACCAGCAGATACTGGAACATAGACTGGACGATTTGAACTCGTTTCATTCAAGAAACTAGTGCTAGTTGTGGATTCTTTATTGTTATCTTCACTTCTAGCAATATCAATACTATAAGTTCTTCCACAAACATATCTTTCATAGTTAAATGATGCACTTGCCTTTAAAACACCAGATGCTTCATAAGATATAGCAGTAGAGTTCAGTGTTAATGGAAATAGTCCGTAGAAAGTATATTCAATATATTTCTTATAGTCTCTATCAAACTTTATAATTCTTGTAGCATTACACTTATATTCTTCTGGATATCTCATTCTAAAATGATATCCTTCTTTATATGGTTGCTCCTTCGAACCACTACCAATAAACTCCATCCAATGCTCTAAAAATTTTATGGTTTTGTAGGAGTTATCAACATAAAATTCTAAATCAATTTGAGTGAATGTTCTGGTGTGTGCCATTTTTTCTGCAACACCAGTATAGTTACCAACAATATCTGAGGTTGCAAAAGAACTTCCTGGTAAAGAGGCAGAATTGCAAAGCAGACCAACAGATTCTCCAATAAACCGAGAATCAATTCCTCTGAGTCTAAGATAAGATCTTAAAGAACCTGATAAACCACCAAAAATTACTTGATAATGTGATGTCTGTGCAAGATTAGTAAAAAGTGGTTTGAACTCTGATATTTTTCTTGGTCTTGGTGCGGGCACTCTAAATACCTATTATGAGTCTTTTAGTTATTTAGATGTCCTACAAGGGAAAATATAAACCATCATATCCCCAAAAGTACAAAGGAGATCCCACAAACATTGTTTATAGATCTCTTTGGGAAAGAAAATTTATGGTTTATTGTGATACAAATGAAAATGTTTTAGAGTGGGCATCGGAAGAAAAGTGTGTTCCTTATAGATCTCCAATTGATGGAAAAGTTCACAGATACTTTCCAGACTTTATTATTAAGGTAAAGGAAGAAAGTGGAAAAATTAAAAAATATGTGATCGAGATCAAACCAAAAAGGCAGACTGTTCCACCACCAAAACCAAAAAGACAAACCAAAGGATATATTGCCGAAGCATATGAATATGCTAAAAACCAGGCAAAATGGCAAGCAGCAAAAGAATGGTGTCTTGATCGTGGTTATGAGTTCAAAGTCTTAACAGAATCAGAACTTGGAATCAAGTAATGGCAGAAAAGAAAGAAACTCTACTTCAGTCACAAAAAAGAAAACTTGCTGATCAACGAGCAGCAAAAAATCCAACTGATACTGATACAAATCGCAATAGAGTTCGTTCGGTTTTAAATGGAATTACTGGAAAAGAAAGTGGTGATGACTTGATGCTTGAACTTTTGGAAGTTGTTCAAGAAAGCGGAAAAGTTCCACAGGCTGGTAAATTTTATATCTTTGTTTATAATGCAAAAACTCCCAACATCAGATATGATCAAAACCCATTGGTTGCAGTAACTGATGTTTTTCAGTGGGGATTCAAAGGATTGAATATGCATTGGGGAGAAACTCGCCAGTACACTTGGAATGAAGTAGCAGGATCTGTTTATGAAGTTTATCCATCAGAAATAAAAGACTTACAAGCAATACCTTTTGCCAATTTCCGTCTAAATAACTAAAAAAAGTATCATAAATGCCACTTAATGTAGGTTCTCCAATAGGGAGTGATGCATCCACCACTGCTGCAACACAAAATGCATACGCTAATGCATATGCTGGTGCAACTGCGGCACCAGATTATTTAAAAAGTGCTGGTAAAACTAGTTTTAGATATCCACTGAAAAGATTAGATAATACTTCCGATTACTTAGAGATTAAGGTATTTGATTATATTGCAGGAGAATTTGATCTTGGTCCACCGTTAACGGTATCAACCGTTCAAAGTAGGCAAAAAGCAAAGAAAATTAGTCCTACACACTATATTATTTTACCAATACCACAAAATGTCAGTGATAATATTTCTGTAACTTGGGGTGAAGATAGTATTAACCCTATTCAAGCGGCTTTAATTGCAGGATCACAAAAATTTATAGGAAAATCTCCAGCAGCTGCATATGAAGGGGCAATAAACAATATAAAAAATAAAATGGGAAATATTAGTGATGCTGAAACTAAGGCTCTTAACAGTTATCTTAGTGCCTTAGCAGTTAATACACTAGGAACTAATGTCACACCAGAGTCTTTAATATCAAGAACAACTGGTCAGGTTTTAAATTCTAACCTGGAACTGCTTTTCAACGGTGTTAATCTTAGGCAATTTCAATTTACTTTTGATCTTGCCCCTAGATCTCGAAAAGAAGCAGAAGAAATTAAAGGAATAATTAGAGTTTTAAAGCAAACAATGTCTGCCAGAAGTGGTGGAAAGACCGTTAGTAAGGATCCAAGTCTTGGACTTTTTATTAGTGCTCCAAGTGTATATCAATTGACCTATAAAACTGGACCTTCGAAGCATAGTTTTTTAAACACATTCAAACCTTGTGCATTAACAGATGTTGCTGTTAACTACACAGCATCTGGAACTTATGCAACTTATGAAGATGGAGCACCAGTTCACTTACAGATGGGATTAACCTTCAAAGAACTCAATCCTGTTTACAATGAGGATTATGATGAACCAGAAGCAGCAGAAGGAGTAGGTTACTAAAAATGTCATATTTTAGAGAACTACCAGACTTAGAATATCAGTCTCCTCTTTCACATAAACACTCTTCACGAGATTATGTGAGAGTGAAAAACTTATTTCGTAGAGTTAAACTTCTAGACTGGTTGCAAGATAAAGCAACTCTGTTCGATAAGTTTCAAATCCCAGAAGGTGGAAGACCAGATACAGTTGCTCAACTCGTTTATGGTCAGGCAGATTATGATTGGGTTGTTCTATTAACTGCTGGAATTATCAATGTCAGAGATCAGTGGCCATTGTCCAATCGTGATCTATATGTTTATGCAGAAAACAAATATACAACTCAAAACTTAAATGCTATCCATCATTATGAAACAATCGAAGTCAAAGATCAAAAAGGTAGATTAATTCTTCCAAAAGGTCAGAGAGTTGACTCTAACTTTAAAATCGTTGTTTCATCTGGATCGTCTTATACTGGCGTTGGTGCTTATGAGAATCAAATATTTGCACCAGATTCTACTGGGGAAATAAATCCTGTTATTGGTGTAACAAATTATGAGTATGAAGCAATTCTCAATGAAGAGAAGAGACAAATCTATCTTTTAAAAGCTGGATATTTACAACAGTTCTTAAATGATATGAGAGTAATTATGAATTATGATAGAAGTTCCCAGTACATTGATAATAAACTAATCCGTACTGAGAACACTCGTCTCATCGGTCCATAAGAGTTTCAACTTCTTATCGAACATCATAACATAACGGTGCTTGCGGGAGCGGTCACGCCATTCTCCCTC